CATATCTATGTGCCTTTAAACACCTATCTAATGCCCTCATACCCTGAAGAAGAAGACGAGGGGTTTATGGAAGGGGATTGGCAATCAGAGAATGAATTCTTTATGGTACTTATCCAGCCATTCAAAGAACTAGAAGATGCCTCGGCAGCTCTAGCTAAAATCGGATACTATAATAACTGGAGTCAGGAATACTATTCTGACACCGTACTCAAACGACAATCATACAGGAGACTATACCATGAGAAAAATGAGCGGAATGAAGAAAAGAGCTAAGAAGAAAAACATGAAGAAGAAGACTAAAAAGAAAATGATGCGAGGCATGAAGTAATGTCTTCTCTTTCACAGAAACAAAAAACACTACCCAAGTTCTTACAAGATAAGATTATGAAGGCTAAGAGCAATGACGATAAGAAGCCTGATATGGTAGTACAAAAGAAGAACAAGAAGTTTTATGGCTAAAAAGAGTACAGTAAACAAGGCAGGTAACTACACCAAGCCAACAATGCGTAAGAGATTGTTCAACCGCATCAAGGCAGGTAGCAAGGGTGGCAAACCAGGACAATGGTCTGCACGAAAAGCCCAGATGCTTGCTAAATCTTATAAGGCTGCAGGTGGTGGCTACCGATAATGGCTCTCAAGAAGTCACAAAAATCGTTAAAGAGCTGGACTAAACAGAAATGGCGTACCAAATCTGGTAAACCTTCTGCTAAGACAGGAGAAAGATACCTACCTTCTGCTGCAATTAAGGCTTTGACATCTGCTGAATACGCAGCAACAAGCAGAGCCAAGCGTAAAGGTACTAAAAAAGGTAAACAACACGTTAAACAACCCAAGAGTATTGCTAAAAAAACTAGGAGATACAGATAAATGGCTTATAAAACACCAGCATGGCAAAGAAAAGCAGGTAAAAGCAAGTCAGGTGGATTGAATGCCAAGGGTAGAGCTAGTTATAACAAAGCTACTGGCGGTAAACTAAAAGCTCCCAGCAAAAAAAAGGGTAATAAACGCAGAGCATCTTTCTGTGCTAGAATGAAAGGCATGAAAAAGAAACTCACAAGTGCAAAGACTGCACGAGATCCAAACTCTAGAATAAATAAATCATTACGAGCTTGGAATTGTTAATATATAAGGAGAAACTATGTCAATAAAATTAGCTACTGTTGATAATGATGTCGTTGAATTGCAAAACAACAAAGTTGTTGGTAAAAATTCTAGATTCGATGGTATGAAAGTAAAAAATAATGCAGATATTATGAAAGTATTTGGTGTTAAGCCAGGTGTAGACCTAGCTGATTATCAAATGTATGGAGATCAAGGCGAACAACAGCTATATCTAGATGCAGTAAAAGTATTTCGTGGAGAAATCAAAGGACCAAGAGCAGAACAAATCATGAACGCAGTACAAGGAGAATTTGGTCCTAACATTATGGACAAGATTAGACAGGATGCACTTAAAGGTTCACCTACTATGAACAAATTATTTCCTACATTGCAAAATATGTCACAAAGATTCCCTGAAGCTAAGCAAGTACCACAACCTTTTTATCCAGGTGATAATATGCCTAAGATGCCTAACATACCAGCTGGTCCAAACATGATGCCAGGTGCAATAACGCCAAACTTTAGACCAGGAGTAGATCCAATGGGTATGCCTAAAAGAAATATAACTCCAGGCAATATGACAATGGGTCCAAAACAATTAAATAAAATGCTTATGGCAAATATGATGGGATTGTTATCGTAATGGCTAGACCTAAAGGAATTAAAGCAGGAACAAAAGCAGAACGCTTAGCAGCAGAACTTGGTAAAGGACAGACTACACCTTTAAAGTATATGTTGAATATGTTGAATAATCCTAAAGTATCTATTGAAAAGAAGATGTGGGCAGCAAAGGAAGCTGCACCATTTGTTCACTCTAAATTAGCATCAGTTAATAAAACTATTTCAGGAGATGAAGATAAACCTATTGCAGTTACAATAGGATGGCGTAAAAAGAAATAATGGAAATACATATTCCTTACGAGCCAAGACCTCTACAGGAAAAAATACACAACGAGCTAAAACGATTTAATGTTTTAGTTTGTCATAGACGATTTGGCAAAACAGTTCTTGCAGTTAATCACTTAGTGATGACTGCTTGTGAAATACAAAATGCAAGATTGGCGTATATAGCACCAACATATCGCCAGGGTAAGGCAGTCGCTTACGACTATTTAAAAGAATATACAGAACCCTTAATGAAACTTGGTGGCAAACGACATGAAACAGAACTGAAAGTAGATCTATGGAATGGATCACGCATACAAATATTTGGAGCAGATAATCCAGACTCACTTCGTGGATTAGGATTTGATGGAGTAGTCTTAGATGAATTTGCTCTGATGTCACCTCGAACTTGGTCAGAGATTGTACGACCAGCAATATCAGATAAACTTGGATATGTTATATTCATTGGAACACCAATGGGTCATAATCATTTCTGGGAAGTATATGATCTTGCTAAAAGACGAGGTGGTGATTGGTATGCTGAATTGTATCGAGCATCTGAAACAGAAGTTATATCTGATGATGAACTTGAAGAAGCTCGGCTTACAATGCCAGAAGATCAGTACGAACAAGAGTTTGAAGTATCCTTCCAAGCAGCAGTAAGCGGTGCATACTATGGGAAGCAAATACAAAAAGCAGAACGAGAAGATCGCATTACTGATGTTGAATATGATCCTAACAATGATGTAGAGACATGGTGGGATTTAGGTATTGGTGATTCAACTTCAATATGGTTTGCACAAAGATCAGGAACAGAGATACACCTGATTGATTATTTAGAAACCTCTGGTGAATCATTAGCGTATTATGTTAATGAACTAGAAGCTAAAGGTTATAACTATGGTAGGCATATTGCACCACACGATATTACAACTAGAGAACTAGGAACTGGTAAGTCTAGGTTAGAAGTAGCAAGAGAATTAGGAATTGACTTTGAAGTATGTCCTAAGTTAGAAGTACATCATGGTATCGAAGCTGTGAGAAATAATTTAGATAACTGTTGGTTTGATAAAAACAGATGTAAATATGGTATTGATTGTTTGCGACAATACCGTAAACAGTTTGATGAAAGAATGCAGACATTTAAAAATAAACCCCTACATGATTGGGCATCACATGGAGCTGATGCATTTCGCTATGGATGTTCTGTTGATGGACCAACAAGAACTGATTGGGCTAAACCAATGTATGTAGATACAAGATATATTGTTTAAGGAATTATATGGCTAAAGGAAAACAACTAGACGAATACGAACTGTCAGGAATATTAGGTGATCATATTAAAAACAGTTACGGATATTATTCATCTGAACTTACAGAAGCTAGACGCAAATCAAATGAATATTATTTTGGTGAAGCATTTGGTAATGAGGTAGAAGGTAGATCACAAGTTGTATCTACTGATGTAGCTGATACTATTGAATCTATATTACCACCATTACTTAGAATATTCACATCTAGTGACAATGTTGTTAAAGTAGAACCTGTATCAAGAGAAGATGTACAGATTGCAGAACAAGCTACTGACTATTTAAACCATATTTTTAATAAAGATAATGATGGCTTTACTGCTTTATACACAATGTTTAAAGATGCATTGCTACAAAAGAATGGTATATGCAAAGTATATTGGGATGATTCTGAAAAGGTAGAAAGAGAAACATACGAAAACTTATCTGATGATGAGTTTAATATGTTAATAGAAGAAGATGGAGTAGAAGTAATAGAACATACTGAGTACATAAGTGAAACATTTGTAAAACAAAAAGAGAAAGCTCAAAAAGAAATAGATGAAGCAGGAGATGCTCTAGCTACAGTTGATGCACAAGAACAACTAGATGCTTTAGAAACACCTATGATGCATGATGTTGTAGTTTCTAGAAAACAAACAATAGGTCGTGTTAAGATAGAACCAATTCCACCTGAAGAATTTTTAATTGAAAGACAAGCTAAGTCTTTAAAAGATGCTAACTTTGTTTGTCATAAAGTTCCTATGACTAGAAGTTCTTTAATAGAAATGGGATTTGATTATGACGCTGTTTATGATCTACCTGCTGAAAATAAAGAACAATACAATTCAGAAAGATCTACTCGTTACAGAAATGTTGATGATGATTATGATAGAACTGTAGGAGATAAATCTACAGAAGAAATAATTATTTATGAATCATATATCAAAGTTGATATGGATGGTGATGGCGTAGCAGAAATGAGAAAGATCACAAGTGGTGGTGATAGTGGTTATACAATATTAGATAATGTTCCTGTTGATTCACACCCATTCTGTTCTGTTACACCTATAATTGTACCACATAGATTCTATGGTAGATCAGTATCTGAGTTAGTAGAAGATATACAATTAATTAAGTCTACTGTGTTAAGACAAGTACTAGACAATATGTACTTAACAAACAATAACAGAGTAGCTGTAATGGATGGTCAAGTTAATCTTGATGATCTATTAACAAACAGACCTGGAGGAATAGTTAGAACAAAAGCTGCACCAGGACAAGTTATGATGCCTATGCAGAATCAACCATTAAGCAACCAGGCATTCCCATTACTTACATATCTTGATACTGTAAAAGAAGAACGAAGTGGTATTACTAAATACAATCAAGGTATGGATACAGATACTTTGAATAAAACTGCATCAGGTATTAATACAATATTATCTCAATCACAAATGAGATTAGAATTGATTGCAAGAGTATTTGCAGAAACAGGTGTTAAAGATTTATTTAAGAAGATGTTTGAACTTGTAGTTAAGTATCAAGACAAAGAACGCATAGTTAAAATTAGAAATAACTTTATACCCATGAATCCTATGGAATGGAAAGATCGTTGCAATGTTACTATTCATGTTGGATTAGGTACTGGATCTAGAGATCAACAACTACAAATATTAAATGGCATCCTTGGAAGACAACTAGAAGCTATTAAGTTACAAGGTTCAGCTCAAGGACCAGTTGTTAATTTAAATAATATTTACAATACTTTAGCTCGTATAATTGAAAATGCAGGGTTAAAAGATGTAGCATCTTACTTTACTGATCCAAGAATAGGACAGCAAATGATGAAACCAAAACCTAAACCACCTTCAGAGTTTGAAAAAGTATCACAGATACAGACACAGCAAAAAGCAGCAGAAGCTCAGATGCAATATGAAAATAGATTGCGAGAACTAGAACTTAAATATCAAAGAATGATTCTTGATTTTGAGACTAAAGCTAAAGAACTTGAACTTAAGTATGCTGCTGACATTGATGAAAAAGCTATTAGACGAGCATCACTAGAACAAAAAGGTTTAAGTGATACTAATAAACAAATGCTTGACGCATCTACTAAAAATATATTACAACCACAACAAGTAGAACAACCAGTAACTAGTACAACAATAGCAATAGATGTCGAACCTGATCAAAGAAAGTAGTCGAGGCGTAAAAGCTCAACAGATACTTGATAACGAATTATACATAGAAACTTTAGATACGCTAAAGAAGTCTTATGAAGAAGCAATATTTCAAACTAAACCAACAGATGATAAAGC